CATCGACTTCGGCTTTATCTAATGCTGCATACGCATCGCTCTTGTCCTGTACGTCGCCCATTACTTGCAGGGAGTAGTAGAGGGAGGTCTGCGGTGATAGCAGCCACTCTTCCACGAACGCATTGTCGTATTCTATAACATCACTCCAAGAGTTAAAGCTATAGCCGTGAAGAAGTCCCGTTTTGTCGAGCATTATCATCAGTTGGTCTGCTACACGCTTGTATGCGTCCCATCCTACTTCCGAGGCGATCTCAACTTCGCCATAATCATATCTTTGTACTCCAAATGTTCCGCTGTCACGATCAACAGTACGGGCTATTGGAGGTGCTATTTCTGGGGTACTTGTATACCCATCTAAATCTTCACTCCTATATGAACAGGAGGCAGTAGGAGCTATAGCAAAAGCTCTCTCCATGTGATTAGCTCTAGCTATATATGCTGCACCTTCTATACCTTCTCTCAAAGCAAATGCTACTTCTAATGCCTCATTCTGTTCATGAGGTAATCTGTTATTAACAGCTAATAAAGCTTGACCGAATTGCTCGTATGTTACACCGTTCCTTCGTAGGAAATTGGCCAATCCAAGCATTCCGAGCCCAACTTGCCTGTCGATCCCCGGGGATAGGTACTCTCCAGTCCCTCCAACACCTGTTCGGCCATGGAGATCGCACAGCTCGGACATACCTTGAGCAAAAGCCTTTTTGATATCCCGTGTGTCACAGGCTGCGAGATTGACATGCTGGAGCAAGCACGTTCCTCGTGAGGGCAGGTAAACTTCAAGACACACGTTTCCGAATATCCTTTGACCTGCGGTGTTGTATTTGATTTTGTTGAGCCAGATGTCTCCTGATCTGATTCCATAAATTAAAGCCTCTTTAGTATTGGTATCCATTTGATTCCACATACCTGGATCGAGATCAACACATCTCTTAACCCATGGTAGTTCGGATCTGGGTGTAGTAATGAATTCTACAATATCAGCATGGTCTGCATCCAAATGTATAACTACAGCACCATTTTTATATACTCCTCCACGACGTAAAGTTTCGTTCAGTGCGGAGTATATTCTAGCAAAGGATACTGGACCACTTGCGGTCAATCCTTTACCATTCTCATGTCCTCTAGGACGTAACTTAGATAGGTGTACAGCACACCCTGCCCCATGCCTCAATCCATGAGACACAAATCTCCAGCTAGCTTCAATGCCTTCTGGACCTTCCATGGAGTCTTCGACGACAAAAACCGTACAACTCACAGGAAGTCTTGATTCAGGATTATCCAACCATGATTGGACCCGCCCTGTGCGAGATATAAGTTCAGCAGTCATTAGAATAAGTCTTCTAGTTTAGGTGGTTTATAGTTTGGTCCTTTAAGAACCTTACCGTCTTCTCGATATATTGGTTTACCGTCCTCATCGAGTTTGGACATATTTGATTTATGAACACGGTCTAATGCTTCATCTAAGAACCATCCCATGTTCTCTGCATACTGATAGCATACATATACTAAATCAGCTAGTTCTTTTAGACACTCTTCTTTAAAGTTTCTACCGTGTCTAAACAGCATCCCTTCAGCCTCTATGAATTCCTTAAATTCCTCTACAATTAAATCTTTCTGATACTTACGTGTTAGAGTAGTTGCATCGGATTTAAGATTGTATTTCTTTCGGAATTCTTTCGCCTGAGTGGATAAAAACGATTTCTTCATGTGGCCAATGGTCTATTAAATTTTTTAGTGAATTTCCCATTACAAAGTTTTGCCTCTGTAATGCAAGGAAGAGAGTTACTATCTCTTCTTTTCTTTCATGGTATATTTCTTTTAACTTATCCTCCAGTATCCTCATCTGTAGATCCTGCTCCATCGATAATTTCGTAATCGGCGGCGGGGGTCCAAAGTTTTGGTTTTTGTTTCTCGAAGTCATAGTCATCTACTGTTAATATACGTGCAAGTCTAGCATTGGTAAGTGCATCATTTTCATTTAAACCTTTATCATAGAATGCTCCTACTACAGTTTTCCAAGAATACCCTTCTTTCTTAAAGAGAGCTTCTGCTCTTTTAACACCAATTCCAGGTACTCCTGAGTATCCATCTGTTTGATCACCTGCTAGGGATTGGATTAGATGCCATTTAGCACCAGCCTCCTTGGTGATTGTGAATTCTTCATCTAGGTTATATAGTTTACCCGGTATTTGCTTCATATCTTTATCAGGTGAAACAATTATGTTACCTTGGTATCTTGTAGCAAATATACCTAACGCATCATCTGCCTCAAGTGAAGGCATGGTGATGACTCTATATTCATTCTTCAGTGCTTCCTGTACACGTTTATATCCACAAGGCTTCTTACGATTTCGATGACCCTTATATTCGGGTAGAATTTTTTTCCGAAAATTTTTGTAGTCAGAAAAGAATAATACTAGATCAGAGAATGACCCAAATTTGTCTCTAATTTTGGTAAGTTCTCCAATGGTAGCCTTATATGCGTCACTAAAGTTAGAAGTGACAAGGATAACATCGTCACCAAAGTCAACTTCAGTCTCTGCCGCAGCGCAGCACTTATATACGATGTAGTCTGCATCAATTAATAATTTCATAGGTGGTTAATGTGTGTCTGCCCAATTAATACCGCTGACTGATTCAGCAGCTATAGGACAGCGTAAGTTATAGAACTCTCCTGCTTGTACAGCTGTTAGTTCTAATAAGAATTTTAGATCTTCTAGATCTTTTTCCTCGACTTCATATTGTAATTCATCATGAACGAATGCCAATTGTCGAGCAGTTTTAGGAAGATGTTCATTAGCTAAGACCATCCATCTCTTCGCCAAGATCGCTGCCGATCCTTGTAAGAGGTAGTTAAGTGACTTATGTTTAGAGTCAACGAGGATTCGTCTTCGGTCAATCCCCAAGACATAACCCTTCTCACTAGCTTTGTGTACTGCTTCCAGGAGTTCTTTAAGACCTGGAATGGCTGCAATATACGCTGCTCTAATCTCTTTACCCTTCTTTGCCGCCTTGTCAGCGGGAAGCTGTTTGTCATAAGAGTGTCCTATTTTGGTATCACCTGCTCCGTAAAGGAAGGCGTAGGTAACGGTTTTGACTTGAGATCTAGTGATTCCAATTTTGTCGGCATTTGTTTGGTGAATGTCTCCGTTGATAAGGATTTCCGCATAGCGTCCTCTATCATACCTCGCAAGATAATGGGATAATATTCTAAGCTCAATGCCACTAAGATCGGCACCGCACATAACCATGTTAGGGGATGCCGTAAAAAGTTTCCTAAATTTTTCATCTGATGGAACTTGGGATAAATTTGGTTTACGGTGGGCACATCTAAATGTGCTAGTTGCTACTGAACAATGGTGATGGACTCTACTAGACGTCGTAACAAGCTTCTGCCATGCGTTCACGCCTTCTGATATCATCCCTAACTGCTTCGTCAGATCCAGTAGTTTCAGAAAAGCTAGAGCAATATCCGTCCCAATATCTTTGAGTATTGTTTCGTCTATTACCGCCTTCCCGGTCGATGTCGTTGATGTAGGCGTCCAACCATAATGTGTTTGTAAGATCCATGATATATGATCCCTTGAGGTGGGATTAAGCTCTTTTAATTTAGTGAACCTAGCACCTGCAACATAGCCTTTTGTTCGGTTAGCTCGTTTAGGAGTGAATTCTGTTCCTCTGACGAAAGGATGCCTGTTTCGTAATACTTTCGTAGTGTCTTCATACTCTCTTCGGAGAGTAGATTCAAGCTGCCGTGCAGCTCTTTCATCAAAATACCATCCATGTTGTTCTTGTTCAGTGAGTATTTGTGCGACCTGATGCTCTAATGTGAGCCAAGCAGGTAAGGGCGGAAGTGTTCGCATAACTTCTCTGTAACTTTAACATCTTGTACACAGTAGTTCTCCATTTCTTGTGACCATTCAGACCAATCTGTGTCCTTGCCGTAGTCTCCTTTGCGTAAACCCAGACGGTATCCATAAGCCTCAAGTGAATGAGAACCATATAATTTAGTAGGCATATCTTTCCATTCGTGCTTCTTATCTATATCATATAAATTAGGATGATATAACCTAGATAACAACAAAGTGTCAACAATAACAGGAGGATAAGTAAAGAAACTATAGAGCTTTTTAATGAGAGGTAAATCAAACCCGATAATATTATGACCAACGACAGTCTCAGCAACCTCAATGTTAGTGACGGCTGTTGTGATCGAACGATTACCCATCGGTAGGTACTTCTCTTGAGTGGAAATCTTCTCATCATTAAATGTCTCTGTTATATTTTCATCACAGTAGTGTAATGCTACACAATGTATACGTGATGCTTTATTTAGCAACCCGTTGCTTTCTAGGTCTAGTATCACTGTCCCTACTCCAGTGGTAGGTTTTGTCAACGAATTTAGCTCTTTCAATTGCTTCCTTAGTAGGTGGGTTAGGTTTTTTTACTAGGCGCATGCCTATATTTCTATATATATTCTCGTATTTATACCAGGGGTGAACATATTCACTTCCTTCAAAAATCCGTGGCTGGATTGAAAACTGGTGGTTCCGTAGTTTCATGTTCAGTAAATCTGCAAGTGTTTAAATCGTAAGCTAGTTCACACGCTCGGCCAACTTCGCCTGAATAGCGATTTTTAAGAACTCTAACTGTCGTAAGTTTTCTCTCAGTATCGGCTTGCTGATCGACTTCGAGGGCAACAACCGTGTCTGATATTTGAGCAATGC